GTTTCGGATTCCGCGTGGCCCGTAAAGATCACGCAGGTATTCGATGAGCGCAGGGTTCATGTGGAAAACAATTCCGGATTTCGCTACGTTCATCAGGAGTCCGGTGTTGGTGGACCAGAATTCGTAGGATGCGTAAGGCTCAATGCAGATTGCAGGGACGACCCGCTACTTGTTCAGAGTGGTGTCCTCTGTTTCCGTGAGATTTCCGGTAGAGGATTTGGCACCAGGCCCTTTCTCGGTGAGCATGGCTTGCGGTGAAAAGATGTTCGATGTTGTGGCGTCATTGTGTGCTGCAAGGTAATCTGCAGCAGTCATGGGGCCAGTGAGGAAAGGCTTGAAGATTTCGGCGGGGGTTTTGGACATAAGATTTTATGTTTCGGCCCTGTGTATCGATCCAGCTCTAACATCACTGCAAGTCGATGGATTGGTGGCGTAGAACTTCACGCCATCAAAATTCTTAATCTTCGCGTCGGGTTTAGATACGAACGAAACAGAATCTTCATCGATCAGTGACATTGGGTCAGAACGAAGCGCGTTGAGGTACACGTTCAAATCTTTGCCGTAAATCCGCTCAACGTGCGCACCGAGTTCTGCGTTGGGACTAATGAAGTACTTAGCATACTCGAGGCGGAATTCTTAGAGGGTTTTCACGGCATCGTTGCGTTTGTCCTCGCGGAGCATGGCAATAGCATGTTCCAAAGTCAGCACGTCCCCAGAGTCGCAGACTTGGACGAACTTGTTGACAGTTTTGGAATATGGAGGCCATACTCGCCCGGCGTTGAGGAACAACTCTTTGCAAATTGTGCGTACAATGCCAGAAGAGCCGAGCGCAGCAAGCAAAGCAATGGACTTGCCCAACTTGATGCATGCCAAGCGACGTTTACTCCGAACAAGGCTATTGGAATAACCGAATTTAGAGAAGCAACGTGGGATCGAACGGTATACGAGTGGGCCGTCAGTTTGACTCATGAAGAATGACAACCCGCAAAACTCAACGTGACCCAGCGTTGGGCAGTGCTCCACGGACGCGGAGAATCCCAAGCTGTGAATGATTTTTAAGACCTTGTCATAATCTTCCCGATAATTATAAAAAATGATGTTATCATCGCCTTCGACTAAAAAGTCATAATCGATGCCAAACCGCCGCCCGAGGAGGTGGAAGGCGTAATGGATCATGGACTTGTTAAGCCAAGTGTTCGTGCAAGATGTGGACATCTTGCCGGAGTGCATTTGCACACCACCAACAAAGACAAGGTCCTTAGACTTTATCAGCGTTGGTTCGTTGAAAAGCACGCCCCACAAATCTCCAGCGGAATCGCCGGC